AAAGTAAAAAAGTTTGCTGACGGTATGTCAACTGGCATACCGTCTGCAGTACAAAAATCTGTAATCCTAAAAGACTTAGAAAACCAACGCATGGCAGATCGTGCCAAAAATGCAATGAAGTATCTTGGGCCAGCACAGCAAGCTGAGTTTGTTAAACAAGGTGGTATGAATCCAAGCCCAATGACATCAAACATTGGCGCTGGTAACATGGGATCTGCACCTGGTGGCTCAACTATCCCTGGCGGTCAAAAGCGTGGTGGTAAAGTTAAAAAGGATTGCAAATAATGCCAATCAAATCTAAAGCACAACTAGGCGCTATGTACGCCGCAGCCGAAGGTAAATCAACCATCGGCATCCCTAAAAAAGTTGGTAAAGAGTTTGTTAAGGCTGGTAAAGCTAAACCAAACCTGCCACAGAAGGTAATGAAAAAAGCCGCTGGAAGAGGACGCTAATGAAAGACTTTAAACAAAATCCTAAAATGATGTGCGAAGGCGGCCATTACAAAAAAGGCGGCGACGTTGCTCAAGATAAACAGATGATTAAAAAAGCATTTAAGATGCACGATGATCAGCTGCATGAGGAAAAGCATACCGACTTGTCTAAGTTAAAAACTGGCGGCCAAGCAAAAAGAAAGAAGTAAGCCGTGGCTTATTCCAATACTTATAATCAGACAGCAGTTAATGTTGACCAGCTGATTTCATACGCTTATCGTGATGCGGGTAGAACTGCAGAAGAGATGACGCCTGAGCTAGTGAACGCTGGCAAGCAGGCGTTATTTTACATTCTGCAGAACTCTGTTAACCGTGGCGTTAATATCTGGCTACAAAAAGTAGAAGTACTTGGTGCACAAACCAACCAACAATACTTAAACATGCCAAAGAACACGGTTGACGTGTTAGAGGCAAACTGGGTTTATATCACTAACCCATCTATCTCTGCAGCACTACCATTAGATAACGCCAACGCGCCATCATTGTTTAATCAGACAAGTAATGCTGATTTATCTTTGTATGCTACAACCACATTGTCTGAGAATTACTTTGGTGCTTCTTACAGCCAACAGACTCGTGTATTCTATGTTGGCTTTAACGCTTACTCCCCAAATACTAGTACCACTTACTCATTAGATTTGCAAGTAAGTAATGACGGTATTAACTGGACAACTTGGCAATCTTTTGATTCTGTAACCTTATCAGACTTTCAGTGGCAATATTATCAAATTAATGCAACACAGCAGTTCTATTACTATCGCCTTAAAAACCGTAATACTACTTCAACCTATTCACTGCGTGCTATTCAATTTGCACAATCACAGCAAGTTATTCCATTAGCACGTCTAAATCGTACAGACTATTTTGATTTGCCTAACAAGCAATTTAATAGCCAGCGTTCTTTGCAGTATTGGTTTAATCGTCAAATCGATCCACAGATGTATTTGTGGCCAGTACCAAACAATAACTACCAAGTATTTGAAATGATCCTGGAACTACAACCCCAGGACGTTGGTTCATTGACAAATGACTTGTACATGCCTGATCGTGCTATTCCATATTTCCAGGCAGCGTTGTCACACAAGTTGGCTATGCAGTTGCCACAGATTGATTTACAACGTGTTCAATACCTGGAAAAATTGGCGCTTGTAGCACGTCAAGAATTTGAAGATGAAGACCGTGATAAGTCACCAATCTACTTCCAACCTAACATAAGCTACTACACGAGGTAATAAATGGCTGTTGTAATGACCTATGATTCGTTAGTACTTAATATCCAGCAATATATGGAAAGGAATGATGTCGACTTTGTTGCGCAGATTCCTAACCTGATTGCATTGGCAGAGTCATCTATTGCAGCTGAGTTAAAGACTTACATGCAGTTAATTGTTGTTGAGACTAACTTGGCAACAAACCAAACTATTCTTAACAAACCAGCTCGTTGGCGTAAGACTGTATCCATGAAGGTTAACGGTCAGCCAATGCTGCTTCGTAGCCAAGATTATATTGCTCAATATTTATCTGAGTCTTCTAATGCTAAACCACAATATTATTCTGATTACGATTATAGTAACTGGAATTTTGCACCGGCTCCAGATCAAAGCTATCCAGTAGAAATTATTTATTACGCTGAGATTCAACCATTAGACGCACAAAATCAACAAAACCTGTGGACAGCAATTGCCCCACAAGCCATGCTTTATGGTTCTTTACTACAAGCACAAGGCTACTTAAAGGCACTTGATAAGCTACCTATTTGGAAACAATACTACACTGACGCACTTGCAGCGCTCAAGAAAGAAGATGACGCCCGTCGTGTGGATCGCAATACTACGGTTCAGGAACCCTAAAATATGACAACCCCAGTCTACACATCGCCGTTTACAGGTACTGTTGTTACTCCAACAGATGTATCTTACTATGCTCTCTCATTTAGTTCACCAACAAATCTCTATTGGCCTTCCGTTGTTAATCAAGCAACTGGCGAAATTCCTGCTGCTCGTATCATTGACTGCGTGTCTGGTAGTTCTAACGCTAATGCTTCTATTATCTATTTACCAGAAGCTGACCAAGGTACAGTGGGTGCGGACATTTTATTCCGCAACTTGGGTTCCAATGCAGTTACAATTCGAGACTATGTTGGTGCAAATTCAGTTACATTATCCAGTGGTAATGCTCGTTATTTCTATCTTACTGATAACACTTCCGCTGGTGGCATTTGGGGCAATGTAGCCTTTGGTGTTGGCACATCGTTTGCCGATGCAGCTACTTTAGCTGGTGCTGGTTTAACCACAGTTAATGGCCAATTAGCTACAACACAAAATACGGTTGATGTAACATCTACACCAACTATTAATAATCAAAGTCGTGCTGCTACCTTTGTTTGGAATAGCGGTGCCGGTAATTTTAATTTACCAAATACATCGTCATTGAGCGCTGGTTGGTATATTGGATTTAGGAATAATGGTACGGGCTCTTTAAGTATTACCCCAGTGTATCCAAATACAATCAATGGGACTGCCAGTATTACAACCAATCCTGGTGATTCTGGTTTTATTTTTTATGATCCAGCTGCTGGCGGTTTTGTTACTGTTGGTTGGGTTGCTCCATCTGCTGTAACGTTTAACTCAGCAACATACGATGTGGACACTATTTCTAGTAATGCACTAAGTCTTACATCCTATGCACCAATCATTCAAACTTATATTGCGCAGACTGGTACTCGTACACAGACTTTGGCTGTAACATTGCCCGCTATTACCCAGATTTATATTTTGGTTAATAACACCAATCAAACTGGTTATAACATAACATTTAAAAACCAAGGTAGTTCACAACCACCTTTAATTTTATCCGCTGGTAATATTTTTACTGTATTAAGCGATGGTACAAACCTTTACACATTAACTTCTGCATCTACCGGTTTGTTCTACGCAGCCAACGGTTCTGCAGCATTACCAGCGTTTTCATTTACTAATGATACTACCACTGGTATGTATCTTGTTGGTACTGGTGTATTGGGCTTAACTGCTAACGGCACTGAGATTATAAATATGGATGGCTCAAACCCATCAGCCCCGGCGGTAAATATTATTGGTTCATTAACCGCTAAATTAATTAGCGGCGGGACATACTAAAAATGGCGGCTGATAACACTCAGCAAGACACAACGCAATTTACCAAGATTTATAGCCTAGCTTTACCAGCAGGCATAAAGCGAGATGGTACTGCGTTTGACACACAGGAATACACCGATGGTGTATGGTGCCGCTTTCAGCGTATGATTCCTAAAAAAATGGGAGGCTTCCGTTCCATTTTTAATAGCTTGGTTGGTATTTATCGTGGCATGATAGCGCAGCCATACAATGGCGTTAACTATATCTTTGCCGGTAACTATAAAGAGCTAGATGTATTTACCACTGGCACAACCTTTGCAACTGGTAGTGGACCATTTACTTCAACCATTTTACCTGGTACTGCATTTGCCAACGTAACTTATGGTAACGCTACATCATTTGTTATTAGCGGAAATGCAGTGTCTGCGTTCTCTGCAAACAACGTTGTTATTTATTCTCAAACTGGTAATACCGCAACATCCACAATTACCAGCTCAACATACACATCCGGCAATACAACGGTTGTTGTATCAGGCAATACAGTTCCTAGTAACGTTACTACAGTTTACTTAAATACCACACCAGTATTTACTGGTGATTCTACAAGCCAAACAGATCCATCTACCGGTAACTATACAATTACCTGGCAGTTTGATGCCTTGTTTAGCCCACAGGGTAAACAGTTATCTATACTAGCCCATCCAGGTAAAAACTTATCTAACATCGACAACGGCGTTGCAACCCAAGTATTAGTTGGTGGTATCACACCAGCAAATAACTCTACTTGGACTTTTACTGGATTGTCCGATAGCCAAGGTCAAAACCCAACATATAAACTAATCTCTGTTGACGGAGGTGTTTGTGTCCTGTATCCATTTATTTTCGTGTATGGCTCTAATGGGTTTATCGCTAACAATAATGTTAATGGTACTTATGGGAATCAAAATTTTTATGATTGGAACGGACCGTTAGCCAACCAGGTAAACGTTGCAGGCTCTAAGATCGTTAAGGGCATGCCAATGCGTGGTGGTACCAATTCACCGTCTGGCTTGTTTTGGGCCACTGACTCCCTTATTCGTGTTACATTTAACCCAGCGGGCGCGTCAGCGGCAACATCGCCATCAACCTATTGGAACTATGACATTGTTTCAAACCAAATCTCAATCATGTCATCAAACGGTGTTGTTGAGATGGATGGTGCTTTCTGGTGGATGGGTATTGACCGCTTCTATTTATATAATGGTAGCGTTCAGGTATTGCCTAATGATAAAAACGTAAACTGGCTATTTGATAACATCAACTACGAGCAACGTCAAAAAGTATGGGCCACTAAGGTTCCACGCTATAACGAGATTTGGTTCTTTTATCCCCGTGGCACAGCTACTGAATGTACTGATGCTATTATCTATAATACCAAAGACAAGATCTGGTATGACGCCGGTCAGGCCATAGGTGCTCAACGTTCTTGTGGATACACCACGGAGCTGTTGCCTAATCCTATTTGGTGTGATTGGAACTATGATCCAGTGTTTGGCCCGGCAATTAATGTAATTGCTCACCCCGCTAGTTTATCAGCTCCTGCAGCTAATCAGTTTTATTTAGCGGGCGACCAAACTGCGCAGTTTAGTCCTGGAGATAGTGTAACATTTGTTCCGACTAATAGTTTTAATAAAACATACAAAATTACAGCCAGCCAAAATATTTATAACACTACTGTAAAACCACCTGGCGTTACATTAGTCACTGTTTCATCTAGCATATTGCCAACCCCAAGCGTCGGTCAGCCGGTGTATTACACCATCGGTGGATTTAATTTGTGGCAGCATGAGTATGGTCAAAACCAAATTGGCGTTGCTGGTGAGGTGGCTATTTATTCTAGTTTTACCACTAGCGATATTAGCTGGATCAGTGGAAGCGCTGGCAAATCTGCTGGCATTAATCTGGTAGGAACAAACCGCCGCACCCATTTAAGACGTATTGAGCCAAACTTTTTACAGTCTGGCACTATGTCTATGAGCATTATAGGGCAAAAGTTTTCCGATGACACAACAACTCAAGAGATTTCTGGTCCTTACTATTTTGACCCTTCTACTGGTAAAATTGACCTTCGTGTTGAATACCGTTTAGTGCAGCTAAAGTTTGAATCAAACATATTAAACGGTAATTATGAGATGGGTAAAATAATGATTACCGCTGAGTACGGTGATGAGCGGCCGTAATCCAATAACCCAGTTTTTCCCAATTACACCAGAGTATATGTCCTGGGAAGATTGGAACGGCAACCTGGCCATTTATTACAGCCAGGAGCATATTATGTTTAAGCCAGAAGAAGACTGGAAAGATGTTGCCAGGCACATGGCTAGTTTGGCAAAGTTTGGGCCATTTCCTATAGATAGCCCAGATCAATACGATAATTGGCAGGACTGGGCCAACCATTTTAGTTTAATAGTAAACAGGACAAATGCTTGATTTAGGGCGCTAAACCTGTATTTTTTGCATTAATATAAGTAGATACAATAACCAAGGAATCAAAATGCACGGACAACAAACAATGAAGTACCTCAACGATAAAGCCGTTGCTGATGCCATCTTGGCAAAACGCAAGACTGATGAAAACACCATCAGCCCTGAGTTCAAGAAGGCCGTTGAAGAGGCTTTGGCAGCTAAGGCACAAGCAGCAGCAAAATAATTTGTCTTGTGTCTTCTCTTGTTAATTCAAAACATCAGAAGTTATCTCAAGACGAGATAATTGCCATTGCTGCTAAGGAAACTGGCGGCAAGTATACTGCCGAGCAGGTTAAGGCTAGTTTGGTATTAGAGGCACACGAGATGAAAGCCTTGATGTTAAGAGAAGGCAATACGATATTTGTAGTGCACCAGTCTAAAACAGAACCAACCACAGGATTGTTTCGGCCCCTAAATGCTGATACAATCCCAAATTTTAAGCACAACTGTGTGGTATTTGCCAAGGCGATTGGATTAGCTGGCTTTAAAAAGATGATTGCGCAATTTGATGACAAGTCATTAATTGCCATTATTAAGTATGTTGTAAACAAACATCCACCATTTCCAAACATGAGCTATAAATTACAACGTGTTGAAGATGGCCAATATGCGGTAACCATTAATATGGGTGACGCTAAAAAGGGTGGACTACCAGACCAAGCGCAGCCTGTTGATCAAGGGGCGCTATAATGGGTGGAGTCGTTCAATCTGTATCAAATGCAGTAAGCAGCGCATTCCAATCTATTGGTAATGTGGTTGAACAAATTGGTCAATCTGTAGTTAATGACCCAATTGGTTCAATTGCTAAAGTTGCTGCGATTGCAACTGGACAAGTTGAATTATTGCCACTAATATCTGCTGTTGACGTTGTGGCGCATGGTGGTAATTTAGAGCAGGCGGCAATATCTGCAGGATCATCTTATCTAGGTGCTGAGATTGCTTCTACAGTATCTAGTGCAATTTTAGCACCTGCATCGGATAGTTTGTCTAGTATGGCAACATCGGATGCAACCGATTTAATTAAACAAGGTCTGTCAACAGATCAAGTAGCTCAGACATTACAACAGTCTTACAACCTGGCACCAGAAGTAGCTAACAGTATTGCAAATGCAGCTGGCGCGGGTTTACCAGCAGCAACATTGGCAACAGCATACGCTGGCGCATTTGGCTCACAATTAAATGGTGTTCTTGATAGTACAGCCCAAAACATTTTGGCTAACACCGCTGGTAACGCTGTAGGTAATGCAGTAAAGACACTAGCAACAACTGGCAATCTTGATAATGCTGCAATGTCTGCATTGACTGGCGCTGTGGGAACAGCCGTTGGTGGAGGCACAACAGCAGCACTAAATGATACTGGTGCAGTAAATCCACTAATATCAAATATTGCTGGTAAGGTTACTGGGGCAATAACCAACGCAGCAGTGGCAAATAAAGATCCATCGGCTGCTGCAGCCAATACCTTTGTTAACAGTTTGATTAATACTAGCTTATCAGAGATTGGTAAAGCAACTAATTTATCACAGTACACTACCGGTGTATCAACTTATTTAACTAATACTGCAAAAGAATTACAAAGCAATCTTACTAATCAGCTTGATACCCTATCTAGTAAACAAGCTGATGCACAAAACCTGTATAACAATACTGTTGCTACATCGTATGATGCTGCTAAATCATCTTATGATAATTTGATTAGTGCCAATAGTGCATACAAAGATGCCTATAGTTCTTACCAGAGTGATTATTCTAAGTACCAGGATTTAGTAAGTCAATACAATGCTGCTAAAGATGCTAATGACCCAACTACAGCAAATAGTTTGGTATCGCAAATTAATAGTTTAAAAGATACGTTAAGTAATGACGCATCAAATTTGTCTACGTTACAAAGCAATATGACACAGGCAAATGATGCGTATACTAGTAACTTATCAACATATCAAAACAACTCACAGCAATATACTGATTTAACTAATCAGATTAAAGATTTAAACACGCAGGTTACTGACACAGCCACTCAGTCTAAAACACAATTGAGTGACTATGCCAATAACTTGGTAAAAGCAGATCAACAAGTAAGTCAGATGAGTGAAGCCGCTAAGCAAGGCTTTACCTCAATGATAAACGATACAAATAGTACTACCGCTGGTGACCCAACGGCCGCACTGAACTTAGCTCAAAGCGTTCAGGCATTACCAACACAGCAACAAGACTATTTTAGTTTTGCTAACAAGACTGGTTTATCTGCTACAGACTCATTAACGTATGCACCACAGTTAGCCACAATGAGCACGACTGCTTTGCAGACGTTCTTTGACCAGACAAATAACAATGGTACGGCGCCAGCTGATGCTCTAAAAATTGCATCTCAGGTTAATAGCTTAACAGATACGCAGCAAGCAGCATTAAATAACGCTACATCACAAGGTCTGTCAATTAACCAGGCGCTAACAATAGCAAATAGCCCGGTTGCAAACCTTGGAAGTAATGCACAGAATTTGTATATACAAAGTCTGAAAAACAATACTCCAGATCAATTGGCTCAGATATTAAGTGCAACACAGCAGCTTGTTGATCCAGGTGCAGCAGCCACAAACATTAATGCTGCAGCACAAAGTCAGTTAAAGACACCAGATCAGGTGGCGGCGTACAATACTATGATGGCTAAGAATCCATCAATGAACCCGCTAGATGCTGTTAAGGCTGTTTTAGATTTTATAATACCTAGTGCGAATGCTAGTGAATTGCCAGGGACACAGGGTACTGTAACTGTTACTGGAGCGCCTTCAGATACATCAACTGGCGCTACTCCATCAACACCAACTTTGGTATCTGAGACAACAGATCCTAAAACTGGAAATGTTACACAGACATTATCAAATGGTGCAGTAAAAGTATTAGACTCTGAAGGCAATATATTAAGTCAGACAACGCCAACAACGGCAGCTCCGACAAATGCGTACCAGCAGTTTATTGATAATTTATTTAGTACCCCATCAACAACTACTAAACCAACAGCTGGCAAAGGAACTGCCCCTTCAGTAGAACCTGGCAATCCTAATTTGGTTACACCTGGCACAGGTACCGGCACAGGCGGATCTGGAACAAGCGGAACCGGTGTAGGTGGAACTGGCGTAGGTGGTACAGGTGGTGGCGCTGGT